AGATTAATCCTCCACCTACCCCTGTTTTTGATTATCCACCTGTTGCTGAATCTGTGCTATTGTCTGTGTTTGAAACAGATGCACAATTTGCTAGCACATATCCCACGACATCAGCTTTCGGAGTAACGGAAGGTGGTGTTCCTGTATCTGTTGTTGCAGGTTTGAGTAAAACAAATGTGGAGAAGACTAATCACAAGATGAATGATTATCTTGGTGATTATTCTGGAGTGGATTTCAATGAATTGGCTCTTGCTGCTATTAAGATCTCTAATTCTTTGGGATTATTGGATGAAGATGTTAATCCAGTAATCTCAGATCGAGAAATATTAAAAGAGTATTTAGATAAAGATACTTCTATGGGATACTTTAGTGGAACTTTTTATGAGGTCACAGAAAATGGTACTCTGGTTAAAATTCCTAAACCTAAGAAGAAAGAAGGTGCCGATGCCGGTATGCAGGCATTGGATGAGTACATTAGTCAATGTTTAAGATATTTGAATTTGGAAATAGATGAAATTCCGGATATGGGCCCTCAATTGGAGTCAGCTAAGGCTGAAATACTTAGGAATTTGACTCCTTTTTTTGAAACTGCTGATTTTGCTTCTGCTTCTGATAAGGATAAAATATTGATGAAGCAGAGGTTGTTTTATATCAGTGGTACTTTAAATTATTTGGTTGATAACATGATGTTTAGAACATTTTGTTTTAGGTGTAGATATTTCATGTCAGCAATAGGAATAGAGGTCACAAATGGTGGCTTGTTAGAAATGATGGATATATTAATGGGAGGGGAGACGTCACCTCTCCGAGGAAAGTGGGCAACCATAGAGAATAAGTGGTTGAAGAGGCATATAGATCTTAGAGAGGTTTTATATGGGGAAGGTGATTGGTCGTCTTATGATCAAACCTTGGCCGTTAATGTTTTGGCTGCAGCTTTGGGAGTTCCCCTTACTGCTTATTCTGAAGATCAGCTTCAGGATCCCCTTCTAGCTTTGTTGTTAGCTGTCGCTCATGGTTCCAATGTAACAAAAGTCATGTATGTTTACATGACGAATATGTTCTATCGTGTTCAGGGTAGAATGTTTTCCGGTGTTTTGGCTACATCATCGATAGATACGTTATATCAGATGATATTGATTATGTATTATTGTTCTTTATTATTAAAGAAATATCCTAATGAGGAGCTTCTCATAGATATACTTTCTAATTGGATGTTTGTATGTATATTTTATGGAGATGATCATGTTTCTCGATGGCCGAAGGCCCTTAGTAGGTTTATGTTATACGAAGATTCTCGTGACACATTAGATGATTTTACTCAGATGTGTATAATTCAGTTAGGTATGAAATATAAAACTGAAGCCTCTAAACGATTTGAAAATCCGATCGGTGAAATTCATTTTTCAGAAGTAAATGGTAAGTATCGTGAAATAAAAGAGCTTACAAGAGTTGGG